TCTGCTTTTGCACGGGTCTTCTTAAGAATTTGAGCCTTAGCAGAAGTATCAGATTTTTCTGGACCAACATTATACTTCTTACGAAGTTGATCACCCCTACTCATGGGTTTTGCTGGTTCTTCTTTCTTCTTACCAAGAAGTCTCTTTACTGCAGAACGTAAACCTTCATCTAAAGATTGATACTCTTCATACATATCATCCCAGGTAAGATCAGAGCAATCATACCCTTCAGTAATAAGGAAATCAACATACTCTTCTACTTCAACTTCCTCACTCATACGGTCAACAACCTTTTGAGCCTTATTTTTGATAAAGTTCTTAAGACCTTGCTTCTTTTGATTTACCTTATCCTTTGCTGCTTGCGTTACTTCTCTCTTTTTATTGTAAGCATCAACTCGTGCCTGAGCAACTGCCATTCCTACTTTCTTCTTTGATTTTTGAAGAAACTCGCCAGCCTTTCTCTTAAGGAACTTTCTTCTTGATCCTACTTGAGAACCATCTTTTTTCATTGGTTTGGTATCAGAACCAAAGGTTACCGTTGCTTCCATAGCATTTTCAATTGCTTCTTCAACATCATCTTCGGCATAACCTTCTTCAAGTAGTTCATCATATACACTCTCGATGATAAAATCCATCTCATCGATTTCAATATGCTCAATCAGGGATCCACCCATCTCTTCAACTGCTTCCCCAAGTTTAGGATTAATCTTGATTTTATTATTTACTTTCTTTTCTTTTACAATTGTTTCCGAATCAGTATCGGTCATTACTTCAGACAAAGATCTTGACTCTTTCAGTTTTTTCTTCATTGCGTTGCCAATGGCCTTACGGCGCTTCAGCAGGTACTTATCTGAAGTATCCTTATCTCCGTCGTTATCGATATCACCATCTTCCTTACCAACAGGATCAAGTCCTTCGTTCTGATTCAGAGTTTTGATAATCTTTTTAGAACGATCATATGCCTTCTGGCGCTTCTCAGGATCAATGGGAGTGCTGATTGCGTCACGTCCAAGGTTGCCCGCTTTGCGGAACATTTTTGTCTTAGGTAAAGGTTTCTTCTCTTCTTCAACCTCAACCGACTCAAAATGAGGGTTCTTCATTTGAGGACCCTTTGCAAGTTCCTTACGTGCCTTCTCATTATTTGCCTGACGCTTCTTCATATCTGGTTCCAGATACGTATCGTCTTTTTTCTTTTCAGCAATCTGGTCCAAGTATACTTTGGAAATATCATTCAAAGGATTAGTTGACATTACACTACTTTTTTTTCTTATATTTATTTATGAAGTTTTTGATTTCCTTAGTGCCTGTCATACGCATTGCATACTTACGATATGAATCAGTTCCAACTTCTCTCTGGTCAGAGGGAACTCCATCCTTACCTGGGTAGTTTACAACTGCTTCCATGACATCACGAATCCAAGACTTGAACATTACGTTCTCCTTGGTTACACAGATCAAATGATTTGTTCCTCTACGAACAATCTCACCAATCAAACCAGTATGAAGGCTCTCAACGATATCACCCATACGATAGATCATACCTTGGACATACTGATTACGTAATCCTCCCTGATCATATCTAGGAGCAATCTCCCACATCTCAGCAACTTCTTTCTTTTTCTTCTTAACACCCATACCCTGACGGACAGCATTAAAGAGTGCTGTAGTATCACCGTCATCCAGTTCTTTTGGAGTGCCGCGTCGGAAAGAATCTAAGTCATCATCTTGAACTGCTTTACGCATCTTGGATGCAGACATTCCCTCTACACCCGCAGCATCTGCGTCTCTTACACCAGCAGAGATAACGCGGATGTTCTCAAAGTTATAGAGTTCACCATTATACTTGGTTGCCAGGTTCTCAAACTCTGCCTGACGATCCGAACCAACAACAATATTTACATTCGCATATCCCTGCTCTCCAGCAACTGTAAGTACATTGAAGATAGATCTCATCTCATCATCATTTACAATGTTCTCTTCAAACTCAGGGAACATCTTCTTCATGTAAGATATCTTCATATCAGGATCCAATGGGTTCTTTTTAGGATCCTGTGTTCTGGATGGATATACTTTCAGTTCTCCGCCCTGAGCCGCTTTCTTAGCAGCATCCAAAAGTTTCTTGTGACCAACAGTTGGGGGATTGAAACGACCAAAGGTTACAGTCAGAGTATCCCCTCCACCTTCACCACCTTCTTCTGGTTTAGGTTCTGCCTTCTTGGTTGCTTCGGGTTCTTGATTTTTAGGTTGGTTCTGAGTAGCAACGGGTTGTTGGTTATTCTTCGTCCTTACCTGATCAGGATCTTTCTCACCAGTTTTTTGTTGCTGGTTAAAGAACTTGAGTTTGCCATCTTCTGTCTTCGCAACAAACTCTCCACGGGAGTCTAACCAACCACCATGTCCGTCACTTTTCAGATTTAGTTTTTTCGCCTGCATTGATGCCTGAGAGGCCTCACCCAGGAACTGAAAGAAACTTTTCATTGATATTAGTCTTTCCTTATACTATATTTAGTATGTTACTTTTTCTTATAATCACACATTATGTGTGATGGGTATAATCCAGACTGCTTATTCCTCAAATTAAACATAAACTTGTAAACAGAACTTTCCATGTGAATGTCAAGTCGTTTTCCTTTTCCTTGACTTCCACCGTACATCAACTTAACTGCTCCAGTTATTTGAGATGCTTTTTTCATATATGCCTGATCCATCTCATACATCTTCACTCCTCCAGTTGTTCCACCATGGACCATCCAATAACCATATCCAATAGCATATTGAAGTAAGTCTTGAATGGCTGCCTTATCACACTTACTTGTTACATCGACTGTTGGCATCTTTGTTTTATGGGGATAATCATTAAACACTTTGGCATATGTGATTGGATCAATTCCAAACATTCTGAAAATTTCTTTCCCGATCGGATTTGTGTATCCCTCAAAGTACTTTTTATAATCATCAGCAGTAAATATTCTTCCTACACCAGAGTTAATAAATGTCAGAGTGTTTCCATACTTAAGAGAAAGATATACCTCTTCTTTCTTTGGTCCCCAGAAAGTCGTTATATCAGTAACTGTGCTACCAATATTTTTTGATTTAGATCCACCAGCAGTTACATACAATCCACCAGAGCCACCTGCCAAAGGTCTTGGTTGATTCTTTCCTCCAACTGCTTCTACATGCGAATATCCAACCTTGACTTCGTTACCGATCTGTTCTATGAGTTTCTTTGCTTCATTCTCATATGGGGTTGATTTTTTGTCGCAGGCGAGTTCGCACTTCAAACTATCATAAAAATCATTTTCAAATTTGATTCCAAGATTTATTTTCTTTCCACCAGTCTGTCCGCCAAACTCTTCTGTCTTCACCATTTCAGTGATGGGAACAGTTTTAACCTGTTTAGTATTTACAAAACGCCCAACAAATAAAATCTTATCTCTATTATTCTTTCTCTCTAAAATAGATCTAACTCTCGCAAGAAGTTCTTCATATCTATCCTTCTCATCATTTTCAAATGGATGCTCTTCATCATCTATAACAAGCACCATGGCGTGTGGTCTAAATTGACCATCCTTATGCAAAAAAGTATCTACAAGACCACCCATGTGAAGAAACTTTTTCACTACACTTTCTTCATTTCCTCTTTTACCGAGGTCTGCCTTTGACAATTCGGCCATTTTTATTTTTATTTATGGAGTTATGGGGACTCGAACCCCAAACCCCCTGCTTGCAAAGCAGGCGCTATACCAACTGAGATATAACCCCCTAATAAAGACATTATAAAACCCCCGACCTAAAAGTCAAAGGGGTCAAGTCTTTTAGATTTGTCAGTCTTCGATTTCCTTCTTTTTATTAAACCCAAATGGACCTGCTCCTTTTTCTTCTAATGCTAACTTCAGTGCAACACCACCAACTGCTTCCATACATTTAAGAATGTCTTCTGTCTTAGCACCTTCCCCAAGTTCTTTAGCAATGTACCAATACTTAGGCCAAAAAGTTTCGCCTGCTCTTTGATAATCTTCAAGTGTCAGAATTTTCATTTTTAAGTTCCTCTTCAATTTGATTGTCAATATTGACAATTATATCACGGATGTCAACAATTCTCTGAGGGCAGCAAGTAAGATCGAGAGTATATCCATCCTGCTCACGAAACAGAGCACACCTTACTGCAGCTGCAGATCTTACATCAAGTTCAATCTTGATCATCTTGAACCTCTGGTGCGGTTTCAAGTCCAGCAAGTTCTACACCAACTTCGTTAAGGTATTCAATTGCCCCTTGGACTTTGAAGAATGTTTGGCGCTTTGCTTCGATCTGTGCTTGAAGTTGCTCAACTTCTTTTGCCAGATTTTTTTGCTGATTCAGCAGATTTTTCAAATGTTCTTGTTGTTCAGTCACAGGTCTCCCTCTTTTCTATTTTCAGATTTGTGTACATCAAAACTACCACCAGGGTAGCGGGCTTGCAGTTTGTCAACGTTCATCTCAATCACTTCATCAAATGTAGTGTCGAGTGCCATACATGCCTGAGCAAGATACCAACAGATATCACCCAGTTCACGTTTCATATGGAAGACATTCTCCTCAGTGTAAGGTTTACCCTGAAGAAAGATTTTCTTCACTACCTCAGTAAACTCACCTGCTTCAGCAGTCAGTCCCAAAGCAGCAGTCAAAAGTTGAGTAACGTTAGCGCCATTGGCTTCCAGTTCAGACAAACGTGCCGACAGGACTGGATAATCCAGACTTGGCGGACTGGTTACACCATGGACAAACTCAAGATATTTATTAGTGTCAACAGTCATAATTTCAGAATTTGAATCCTTCAAAAGATTTTTTTGGTTTCCGTTCTTCAAAATCATACTCTTCTTCTTTACCTTTGTCAAGAACATCATCCTGGGCGGATTGCTCACAATCATACAACCTCATTTTTGCCCTGTCAATGCCAATAACAAAACGCTTGGAAAGGTTCGCATCATTATAACGATTCTTTAATTGCTTCACAAGTATCTGTCCCAAGGATTCGAGTTCTTCAGTCGAAATAAGGGCAAACATAAGATCAGCAGTAGCAGGGAGACCAAAGGACTCACTAGTGTCAGTAAGCTCAACGTCACTGCTACCATAACCAGAACGAGTGGTCTGCGTGGCAGAAACGATAGGGACGTTTGCTTCACAAGCCAATCCTCTAAGTTCTTCAGCAATTGCTTTAATATATGAATATGAATTGACATTGCTACCAGCGCGATATCTTTCGGAAGCACATATATTAAGGTAATCAACGAAAATAATATCAGGTCTAAATGACTTCTTAAGTGCAAGTTCATTAAGAAGTGATTTAAAATGACCACTATGTGCGCTCGCAGTTGGATATTCCTTAATTATAAGAGTACCTTGAGTTTTGTCAGCAAGTTTTGTTACCTTACTTTCAAACATTTGTTTAGGCAGATCTGTTATTTCCTGAATAGGCACATTGAGTAAGTTAGCATCAATTCGCTCCGCAATTTTCTCCTCAGCCATTTCAGCCGTGATGTATAGTACGTTTTTCCCTCCCAGGAGTGCGGCAGCTGCAACATGACACATAAACAAACTTTTGCCGACACCAGTGCCAGCGAGAGCAATATTAAGTGTTTTATTCGGGAGACCACCTTTCGTAATCTTGTTGAAATACTCCAGGTCGAATGGGATTTTGTCTTCTTTGCGGTGGTATGATTCATATCTTGCCTCATAATCTTCAAGGTAATCGTGCCCAACATGAGCGTCAAAAGAGACCGCCAGAGCGTCTGAAAGAATGCTTGGGATGGCATCACGACCCTTCTTCTCATCTTTGCCGTCAGCAAGGGCGATGGACTCCATTAGTGCCAGATAGATAGCACGATCGCGACACCACTTCTCTGTAGTATCACACAACCATTCATAATCGGTTGGAACATCTTCTAGGTAACTAATAAGTTTAGTCACTTCTCTGAAAGACGTGTCATTAATATCGGAACGTTTCTCAGTTTCAATACATAAGACTTCCTTAGTTGCAGGTTCATTATATTCCTGAACAAAGTTTGAGACTTCTTCAAACACAATTTTTTGATGAGGATCCTCAAAATAATCCGCCTTGATAAAGGGAATTACTTTACGAAGATACTCTTCATTATATAAAAGATTCCTTAGAATTAAAATCTCAACTTTGTCCATGCGGAATGTCAAATACGAAGGTTATACGTGTTTCATCACCGATATTAACGGTTCCATGAGGTAGTTTGTTGTTAAACCAAAGAAGAGTTCCTGGTTCAACAATGACAGTTTCTTTGCCACAGAAATATTGATACCTTCCAAGTATTGAAAGGTGATATCTGTTTCTGCTCAGATAGTATGTACCTTCATCAATATGTGATCCAACCATGCCATCTATAGGAAGTGAAAGAAATCCGCATCTGTGAATGTCTGCATTCTTGAATTGCTTGCGTAGAATCTTTCGGATCTCACTATGATGAGCATAAGCAGGAGTCTTGATGTTGATCTCCGTGTCTCCCACAAAGTCTTCCTTGTGTTTGACTCCACCCATTATAAGTTGAAGTGCGCTAACTGGCAAGTCATCAAACCCCCTATCAACTAAGGATTGAGATCCTTCAAGAGTTTTCTGATGGTCCCAATCCTGTGGATACTTCTTCAGTTGTTCTACAACTTTACTTACATTGATTCCAGTTTTGAAAACCTTAATCATGAACCATAACTAAACTCTTCTTTGGCAATCTCGTCTAGTTTCTCCATCACTTCAGGTGTGAAGTATTGCTCTGGATCCTTATAGATTGCCTTGGCATAGACTTTCTTACCGTCTATCTCATAACGTCCGGCAACGTTCTTCCAAAGTCCGCCAATCTCACCGAGTTCAAGAAGACCATAATATCGATCAAGACCACGCTCATCGTAATACAGACGCACCGTAACATCTTTGTTCTCCTTACTTAGACGCGACTTTGCTGTCTTAGCTTTAATAAGATTTCCAATGACTTCTG